TGATCGAAATAAATTTGAACAGATGCTTGAGTCTTTGGTCAATGACGACCAAGCCAGAGCAAAGGAATTATTCCACCAAATCGTGGTAGAAAAATCACGTGAGATTTATGAAAATCTTCTTGCTGAAGAATTTGACGAAGACGTTGAAGAAACCAGAGAAGATGACGACATGGAAGAATCTATGAAAGATGACGACATGGAAGAAGGCATGGACGAAGAAACTGAAGAAGGTTTTGACATGTCCATGGAAGCAGATGACGAGCCAGGTATGGATGACGAGCCAGGTATGGACATGCCAGCAATGGACAAAGGTGATGATTTCATCGATGATGTCACTGGTGATGCAGGTAGTCCAGAAGAAGTAGTTGCTGACATTGGTGCAGCAGTTGATGACTTAGATGCATTGGTTGCTGAATTAGAAGATGCTATTGCAGCATTTGATGGCGGTAAAGAAGACGATGCAGAAATGGACATGGATGACGAAGATGACATGATGTCCAAAGAACAGTATGCATTTGAAGATGAGCAAATGATGCGTGAGTATGTAGAAAAAGTAGGCGAAGCCTACAAAGGCGGCAAAGTTGCTAGCACAAGCGAAGCAGGCGGCGCCAATACAAAAAGTATCTTAGCCAAGAAGAATGACATGGGCGGCACAACTGCTAACATTGCCAAGGGCGGTGAAGGCGGCGGTAACAAAACCAGCCTACCAGGTCATGCAAACGCCAAGACTGAAAATCTTGGCAACATAAATGTTCCAGGCGGCAAAGCTGGTGTGAAGCATCTTAAGGGTGTGCCAGCAGGTCACGGAGCAGAAAAGAAAGGCAGTGGCGACACTGCTACCAATAAGAAAAGTATAATTGGATCTAGATAATGTTATTACTTCGTGAAAACCTTTCGTTTACACAAGCCGGTATCGTTGTTGAATCAACTGACAACGAGACTGGCGGTAAAAGTTTGTACATGAAAGGTATTTGCATACAGGGCGGCATTAAAAACGCTAACCAAAGGGTATATCCTGTGGACGAGATTGGCAGGGCTGTTAAGACTCTAAACGATCAGATTGCCAATGGTTATTCTGTATGCGGTGAAGTAGATCATCCAGACGATCTAAAAATTAACCTGGACCGTGTCAGCCACATGATTACCTCAATGTGGATGGACGGTCCAAATGGTTATGGCAAAATGAAAATATTACCTACCCCTATGGGCATGCTGGTCAAAACTATGTTAGAAGCCGGCGTTAAATTAGGTGTAAGTAGCAGAGGTTCCGGAAACGTCCGAGATGACGGGTCTGGTCACGTCAGCGACTTTGAAATCATTACGGTGGATATAGTTGCTCAACCAAGTGCTCCCGGTGCGTATCCTACACCAATTTACGAAAATCTCATGAACACTCGTGGCGGTTTAAGTAGCCTTCGTATAGCGAAGGAGGTGCAGGGCGACCCGAAAGCACAGAAGTATCTCAAGGAAAGCCTATTAAGAATAATAGGCGGTCTCCAATAATAGGAGGAATACATGTTGGATTCGTTAAAAACTTTGTTTGAAAACAATGTGATTTCTGAGGAGATGAGAGCAGAAATTGAACAAGCATGGGATCGCAGAGTTGTTGAAAACCGTCAAGAAGTTACACAACAATTACGCGAAGAATTTGCTCAACGCTACGATCATGACAAACAAGTCATGGTAGAAGCCATGGACAAAATGATCAGTGAACACTTAGCTGTTGAAATTCAAGAGTTTAAGGAAGACAAGGCACAATTGGCAGAAGCAAAAGCCAAGTATGCTAAGAAGATGAAAGACGATGGCAAGAAGATGAAAGAATTTATGGTTCATCAACTGGCTAAAGAAATTTCAGAACTACACGAAGATCAGAAACAGTCAGCAGATAAATTCCAAAAACTTGAACAATTCATTATAGATGCTCTATCTGAAGAAATTGCAGAGTTTTATCAAGACAAGCAAGACCTGGCTGAAGCCAAGGTCAAATTAGTCAAAGAAGGTAGAGAACAGATTTCTGCATTAAAACAGAAATTTGTAAAACGTGCAGCAAGCATGGTAGAGTCTATGATCGGTAACAACCTATCTAAAGAAATTACCCAACTCAAAGAAGATATTGAGAGTGCTCGTCGCAACGACTTTGGACGTAAATTATTCGAAGCTTTTGCTTCTGAATATCAAGCAAGTTACCTAAACGAGAAATCTGAAACTTCAAAATTACTCAAGGTCATAGACCTGAAAGATCTAGCCATTACTGAAGCAAAAACTGCGGTAATAGCGACACAAAAGATTTTAGAAAGTAAAGAGTCAGAAGTCAACCGTTTACAAGATGCTATGCAAAGACAGACCACAATGGCTGAACTTTTTGCTCCACTGAGCAAGGATCAGAAAAACATTATGTCTGAGCTGTTAGAAAGTGTGCAAACACCAAAATTACAAAATAGTTTTGAAAAATATCTACCAGCGGTAATTGCCGGCGAAACAAAACCAAAACAAAAACAGGCACTAGTAGAGGCAAAAGAAATTACTGGAAATAAGGTTTCCAGTACTCAAGTTAGTGGCGAGTACGATTCTAATATCAGAAGTATTAGACGTCTTGCTGGATTATAAAGTTTAAGGAGAAAAACTAAATGTCAGATCTACTAAATGGTCGTTGGCAAGAGACCAAAGAGGCTCTATTAGAAGGCCTAAACGGTACCCGTAGAAGTTCGATGTCTGTAACTCTAGAAAATACTCGCAAGTATTTGGCTGAGTCAGCATCCGCAGGTGCTACCTCTGCCGGTAATGTCGCAACACTAAACCGTGTGATATTGCCAGTTATTCGTCGTGTCATGCCAACCGTTATCGCTAACGAGTTGGTTGGTGTTCAGCCAATGACAGGTCCAGTTGGACAAATTCACACTCTACGTGTGCGTTATTCAGATACATCAGCAGGCGCTGGTGTTCTAGCAGGTGAAGAGGCTCTAAGCCCATTCAAAATTGCTGCTAGTTATTCTGGTAACGAGACAGCAGCAACACCCCGAGCAGGTAGCACCGCTACTTTAGAAGGTGCTGCTGGTAAGCGTATGAGCATCCAGATCCTAAAGCAAGTAGTTGAGGCTAAAACCCGTAAACTAAGTGCTCGTTGGACATTTGAAGCTGCGCAAGATGCACAAGCCCAACAAGGCATTGACATCGAAGCAGAAATCATGGCTGCTTTGGCACAAGAAATCACTGCTGAAATTGATCAAGAAATCTTAGGATCTCTACGTTCATTAGCAGGCACAGCCGTTGAAACATACAACCAGGCTGCAGTTTCTGGTACAGCAACATTCGTTGGTGATGAGCATGCCGCATTGGCAGTTCAAATCAACCGTGCTGCTAACTTGATCGCTCAGCGTACACGTCGTGGTGCTGGTAACTACGCAGTGGTTAGCCCAATGGCATTGACAATTCTTCAAAGTGCTACAACTAGTGCGTTTGCTCGTACTACTGAAGGTACTTTCGAAGCACCTACAAACACCAAGTTTGTTGGTACATTGAACAGTGCAATGCGTGTTTATGTTGACAGTTATGCTAGCGACAGCACAGGCGTATTGATTGGTTACAAAGGTTCTAGCGAATCTGATGCACCAGCATTCTACTGCCCATACATTCCATTGATGAGCAGTGGCGTTGTGTTAGATCCATCAACATTCGAGCCAGTCGTGTCATTCATGACACGTTATGGTTATGTTGAACTAACCAACACAGCATCATCTCTTGGTAATGCTGCTGATTACTTGGCTAACGTTGCTATCACAAACGCAAACGTACGATTCAGCTAATCAAATCTTTTTTAAAAGAAAAACAAAGCGGGTGGCAACATCCGCTTTTTTTATGACTTGAGCAAAATGGCTAAATATCATGTCTAAAAATGATTTTGTTGAAACAGCAAAACTTATGCAGTAACCCCACTGCGTAGACCTAGAACGTCAACATAAGGAGAAACAAATGGGACGTCCATTAAAGAAAGATGTATTAGGAGTCGATGCAATCGGCACCCCAGCAAGCGACACTGGTATCAGAGTTGAAGCATACTTTGGAAGCGCAGCATATACTGACGCAACATACAATGCATCAACCAACTATGCTTATATCTACAAACAGCGTGGCGCAAAAACTTTTGTTTTGGCCAATCAAGCAGCAACTCTGTCAGAGCCTTGCGTATTACAATCGGCAATTCCGTCTGCCAACGGCCAAATGCGCCTCAATGGCTATATTGGCGGTAACGGTGCAATTCCGACACCTATTGCAAAAATTACCAAACGTGTTGCTACTGACTTCAATGCAGTTCGCTATAACTGGCAATTGGTAAACGATTCTACGTCTGATTATATTCAATTGACAGCAATTTAATTAGGATACTGCAATGAAAGTTGTTCACGTCAAGGATGGTGGCTATAAAGTAATAGTGCAGTCCGGTGGTACTATTGTTTTAGACACTGGATCTACGGTCGGTAATGTATTGGTCACTGGTAATCTCACAGTCAACGGCACCACCACCACTATTAATTCTTCTACTTTGACTGTGGACGACAATATCATAGTAATCAACGAAGGTGAAGGCGGCGCTGGAATCACATTAGTGCAGGCAGGTATTGAAATTGATCGCGGATCATTACCCAATGCAGAAATATTTTTTAACGAATCAATAAGTCATTACAGTCCTACATTGGCAACTACAGTGTCGGGAACTTTTGTTTTTAGAAATCAATCAGGCACTTTGTTGGGTCTAAGAACCAACAGTATCATGACCGGTGGTAGTAATTTAGCATTGGTAGGATCAGGTTCAGGTGTTATCACAGTGCAGGGCACTACTAACTACGAACAAAATGTATTAGATTATAGTGATCCTTTAAAACAACCAATAAACGGGGATTTCATTCCTAATGCACAAGCAATGGTGGACTATGTTACTGCTTCGTTTACAGGAATTTTGCAACCTGGTATTGAAGATGGAGATACCAGCGTTCGTACTAAAGATCAAAGCAATTTGAATAGTCCATTGCCTAGCGTTATTGAATTTAAAGTAGACAACGTGTTGATTGGTGAAATTAATTCCAGCGGATTAGAAATTGGTAATATTGTCATCGGCGGCGATACTATTACAGACAGCAGTGTTAACAATTTGACCATTACCAGTAACACCGGTGAAGTGGACATGGATGCTGTATTAAGTTTGTTGGATCAAGCAGACCCATCACCCACTGCAGGCGCTTGCAAAATTTATACAAAAACAGCAGTGGGCAGCGGTGATACTGGGTTGTATTATGTCAATACAAAAATTGATTTTGATGGGTCAACTGTGATAAATTTACAAGACGAGTTGGTAAGTAAAAATCGTGCGTTATTGTTTAGTATGTTATTTTAAGGAAAAATCATGGCGGTTCAGAGTGTAGTAATCAACAATACAAATACAAACTTGTTTGTGTCAGCGGGCAACAATGCCGTGACAACAATTATGATTTGTAACAGAATACCGTTTGATCCGTTAGATCCAGCAGCAGATCAAACATATCTGTATTTGCACATCGTGGCCAATGGCGACGGAGTGACAGATACTAATCTAGTGGTCAATAAACTGTTGGTGCCAGCAGGTGAAACAGTGACATTTGACACTGAAAAAATAGTGTTGGCTAACGGGGACAGAATTGTGGCCAACACAGAGTTGCCTGCAAATTTAGTAGCCACAGTGAGTACATTGGTGTTGTAATGCGATACTTGCAAAGACAATTGTTAAACAAACGCCAAGTAATAGACTTTGGCATAGCCGTAGGCATCGGCGGAGATGTTGTTATCAATTCTACCAATAATCTGTTGTTGCCAAAAGGCACTACAGCAGAACGACCAATAACACCCGTTGTGGGAATGATACGTTTCAATACTACAACAACAGAAGTTGAAGTGTATCAAGGCAGTGCTTGGCGAAATTTAAGATTCAAAGAAGCAGCCGCTATAACTTTACAAAGTCTAGGATTCGGCGACGGATCTTCCACATTGTTTGGCCCACTGAGCCCTGTTCCTCCTAGCGTTATAGAAAGCGGCAGCACATGGGGCGGCCAGCACTTGATAGTGTTAGTGGAAAACGTCATGCAGATATTCAATACAAATTACACAATCGTACAAAATCCTGGTGGAGGATATGCTGCTGGATATTATATTCAATTTACTGGACCGTCAATTCCCAATAAACCTATCAATGTACTACACGGATTTGATCGTTAAACAAGGACAATAAATGGCACTGGTACTAAAAGACAGAGTTAAAGAAACAACAATCACAGTGGGAACTGGAAGTTTTCAACTGCAAGGCCCTGCGGCTGGCTTTAGACCTTTCAACGACATAGGTGACAGCAACACCACTTACTATGCGGCGGTTACAGACAGTAGCATTGGTGAGTTTGAAATTGGCTTAGGCCAATTTAATTCAACCACACAACAGATATCAAGAAGTCAAATTATTTCCAGCAGCAACAGTAACAATATTGTAAACTTCAGTGCCGGCGTCAAAGAAATCTTTGTGACATATCCAGGACCTAAGGGATTGTTTTTAAATAGTATAGGATTGGCAGAATTGCCAGCGGGCAGTTTAGTAGGCGGCACACCCATTGGTGGTGTTGGACCTACCGGACCCGTTGGACCTACTGGAGCATTTGGCGGCCCGACTGGACCAACTGGACCTACTGGACCCACTGGACCTACTGGACCAACTGGACCTACGGGACCACAAGGTAATAAAGCAGGTTTAAAATATACTTTCAGCACAACAACTGCGATGGCTGATCCAGGATCAGGAATTGTAAGGTTCAACAATGCTGCTGTGGCCAGTGTAACTGCCATTGCTATCAGTGACATCACATATGATGCTGCCGATCTCAGTTCATACATGTTGACTTGGGATGACGGCACTCCTGTGGTCAAAGGATATTTGATTTTTAGAAGCAACAGCAACGCCAGTGCTACTCATGCAATCTTTCAACTGACAGCAGTCACAGACAACAGCAGTTGGTTACAATTCACAGTGGCATATGTTTCAGGTATACTGCCCAGTAATCTAGACGAACTCACTGTTGATCTAACTCGTACAGGCGATGTTGGCCCTACAGGACCAACCGGCCCTACTGGACCCACAGGCCCTACTGGACCCACAGGACCGCAGGGCGACAAAGGCGGACTGCGATATAATTTTAGTGATACTATTACAATGTCAGACCCGGGCGCTGGTATTATTAGATATAACAATGCAACTATCGGTAGTGTAACTGCTATTGCAATTGATGATATAACCGCTGAAGGCACAGATGTTAGCAACTATATAACATCTTGGGACGACGGCACGCCAACTAATAAAGGTTATTTGATTATCAAGAGTAATCTTAACTCTACATCAACCGGAACAATCTTTAGCATTACAGGGCTTACTGACAATGTTGGATGGTCAGAATTGGCAGTTACCTATGTAAGCGGAACACTGCCATCCAACGCTCAACAGTTGGTTGTTGAATTTGCTAGAACTGGAGATACCGGGCCTACAGGACCTACTGGACCCACTGGACCTACAGATGCCAACAACTTGTTTGGCGGCGGCGCCGGCCAAATTCCGTATCAAACTGCTGCTGGTGCCACAGCATTTGACGCCGATCTAACATGGGATGCAACTACCAATAGATTAACAGTTAATACAGTGCAGATTGGTAGAGGAAATGCCGGAGACAACACAACTACAGCAGTTGGCAGAAATGCATTAAATGCAGTGACCTCTGGAGTTCAAAACACTGCCGTTGGCGCTCTAGCACTAGAAGATGCTAACGGCACCGGTAACGTGGCTGTTGGTTTTAGTGCAGCACTCAATGCAGCAGTTGGTGACAATAACGTAGCAGTAGGAGCAAACGCACTGTTTACATCCGCATTGGGCAGCAGTAATATTGCTATTGGTGCAAATAGTTTATATACAGTTACCGGAGCAGGCGGCAATGTGGCTATTGGTGACAGCGCACTGTATACTATAGGCAATCAAGCCGACAACAACATTGCCATTGGATTTTTTGCAGGATACGATTTAACAGGCAACGTTGATGGTAATGTGTTGCTGGGTAATTTTACAGGCAATGCTGACGGATTAGACATTTCTACATCCAGCAACACAGTTACAGTGTCTAATGGCGCTGGTAATGTAAGATTGCACTATACTGCTAATGGCAACTTTGTAACTAGAATTCATACTGCTTCAACAACTCTATGGGCCAACAATTTCTTAGAAATTTTTGCAACTTCTAATACTAGTCTAACTTTTAGATATAGAGGTAGCGACGGAACTACCCGCTCAGCGTCAATAACATTGTCTTAATCCGAATCACAACATCATACTATCTCAAATAAATAGTATATGTTAGGATTTTCACCTTTAAGTTCATCCCCGCTGGGCACACCCGCACCTGGCTCCCCAATAGGTACTGGCGTTGGCAAAATATCAGGGCCTTTGTTGGCTCCTAATTTAGAGCGAAGCGGTACAGACTTCAGTGTTGATACAGATTTATTATACTTAAATGTCAACGATCAACGTGTAGGTTTTGGTACAGATGTACCAGATGCAACATTGGCTGTTGACAATTTTGTTGCAACAAGTTTAATAATAGATGATGTAGGCAATATTGGTGATCTACAATACGTAGGATCTGGACTTAATGAAATAAAAAGTTTCTTTGGCAACATCAATATATTGCCTTCCGGCGCTGATCCAGTGATCTTTGCCACTGCTTTAGGTAGTGAAAATGTAGTGTTTGATGAAAACATTATTCGCAGTGAAGACAGCAACAGTTCAATAGAATTCTATGTAGACCCTAGTAGAAAGGTCAATGTCAACAGCAACATGTTTGTAGACGGTGGTCTACACGCTACTGGCAATGTGACATTTGACGGCAGCATTACCCTGGGCAATACCAATGCTGACAATATTGCATTTAATGCAGATGTCAATACCAGCATAATTCCAGATTCTAATTTAACTTATCAATTAGGCAGTGCCTCAAAGAAATGGAGTGAAATATTTTTCTATCTATGGAACGGTGATGTAATCAATGCCAGCGCACTGGTATCAGGCGGAGTAGGATTCGGCACTAGACAACAAAACATATGGTATGTGGCGAAAAACGGACTAGATACCAATGTAGGTGATCATCCAAACGGAGCATTTTTTACAATAGGCGAAGCCATCAATCATGCTGTGGCCGGTGATACTATTTTTATCTATCCCGGCACATATGAAGAAGCAGTGCCCTTGACTGTGCCAGCAGGAGTCACTATCAAAGGTGCTGACTTACGCAACACCATTATCAAACCAGACAGCAACACCGCAGAAGATATTTTCTTGCTCAATGGTGAATGTACCATTGAAGACATCACCATAATGGATTTTCATTTTGATGCTTTGAACAACAAAGGTTATGCATTTCGTTTCGCCCCCAACATGACGGTGACCACTCGCAGTCCGTATGTACGCAATGTCAGCGTGATTACTTCTGGCACTGTGACCAGTGTCAATGATCCTCGAGGCTTTGACACTGGCGATGCTGGACGTGGAGCATACATTGACGGCAGTGTGGTTAATCCAGCCAGCAAAGAAGCATCATTGCTGTTTCACTCAATAACATTTATTACTCCTGGCATACCTTGTATACTAGCCACAAATGGAGTACGTATTGAGTGGTTAAACAGTTTTATATATTTTGCTTCTATTGGTCTACAAGCAGTGTCAGGTGCTACAGGATTTGCCAACAACGGCAAAACGCGACTTAGAGTAAATGGCATGAGTGCAGCCACTGTAACTGCCGGAGATACTATCACTCTGAGAGACAACGGAAGTACTATAGTTTCAGCAACAATTGCCAGTATTGTATATGACATGCCCACAGCATACATTGAAATCAACGGCAAAGTTGAAGGTTGGGAAACCAGTGCACCACCACCTGACAGTGCAGTGCAGCAAGATATTGAGTTTACTGGCGGCGAAACTGCTGTGCATATTGTCACTGCAGACTTTAGTGATTTTGGCGCAGAGATTCGATCAATCGGATCAGCCAACGTTTATGGCAACGTAGGTGCATTGGCCAACGGTGTCGGCACGCTGATGTATTTGATTAGTCATAATTTTGGATATATCGGAGTAGGCAAATTCAGCAACAATGATCCTCGTGACGCAATACAAGCCAATGAAATTGTAACAATCAATGACGGAAGAATTTATTATCAAAGTCAAGATCACAAAGGAGATTTACGTGTTGGAGAAATAATGACTGTGGAAAGTTCTACAGGTAATATTTTCTTGAACTTTACTTTTGCAGAATTCACCGCAGGCAGTAGTTTAATTTTTTCATCCGGTGGAACTACTACTATTATAGATGCTACACAGGTTCAAACCGGAGTGTTACGATTTATAAACACTGGCATAAACAATATAGAAACCGGCGGCACGGTGGGTCAACGATCCATAAATCTAACCCCAGGAACCAACAGAGGCATTGAGATAAGTCATTATACTGCTGTAGAATTGCCCAAAGGCACTGATGTAAACTTAACAATGAGCACACTAGGAGAAATTAGATTCAATACTGCATACAATGATATCGAAGGATTCAGCAGTCAAGGCAAAAATAATTTATACAGTGTGTGGGACAAAGACCGCACCACATATATTTTGCCAGAAACTTCTCCGGGCGCCAACAACAATGTGTTGCAATTTTATGCTAATAATACTTTACAATCTTGGATCAACACCACCGGGCTTTACAGCAACAGACTAACAGTAAGTCAATTGACCATAGATGGCAATACCATTGTGAGTAATGAAAGCAATAGCGACATAGAATTAATTGCCAATGCGTTTGGTGTGGTTGATATATCTAATTTTCAAATCTATGACAACAAAATCGAAGTCGACACAGTCAATACCAATTTGAATTTTATTACCAACAATGGCACTGGATATTTAAAATTTGGCGGAGGCGGCACAAGAATACCCACAGGGAATTCAGTCAATCGCCCGTTGATAGTTGAAACTGGAATGATTAGATACAATGAAACAACCCCCGAATTAGAAGTGTATACTGGCGATCCTTTGTTAGGAACCAATGGTTGGATTCCGTCAGCGGGCGTTACTGGCATCACAGTAACTGCAGAAATCATGGAGGAATTCACCACTATTTGGGGAATGACCTTAGGATAAATATTGCATAATGGATAAAAGAACATGGCTGTAGGACAAATTACCGGTGAAATGCTACAAAACAATCTCGTACGAGACGGGATTAATCTAGCATTTGAAACAGATCTATTATTTTTAGATGTGATCAACGGACGAGTTGGTGTCAAAACCAGCAGCCCTAGTCATCCTTTGCAAGTAGTGGGCACTGCTAGAACACAAAATGTCGATGTGTCTAATTCTGTTACAGTAGGCACATTTACACTCAGCGGCAACACTCTGGCCAGCACATCAGACAGTATTTTCTTTAATCTTGCTGGCGCTGGCGCAGCAGTCTATAACAGTAGATTATTGGTTGATGATTTTGAAATAACTGACAACGAACTGCGAATTACCGCCACAAATAAAGATTTAGAAATTCGCCCCAACGGCACTGGCAGTTTAAAAGTATACGGTGATACAGAAGTATTTGGAAATTTACACGCCACCGGCACTATCACCGCTGACGGAAATTTACAACTGGGTGATGCCAACACAGATAATATTACCTTTGTAGGTGAAGTTAACAGTAACATCATTCCTGATGCCGATAATCTTTATGATTTAGGCAGCGCCAGTCGACGTTGGACCAATATCTATGCAGATGTATTAAATGCCAACACTGTGACGTCTGGCAGTATCATTGTAGACGGCATTGATGTAGTAACGCCACAAGGCAACATTTGGTATGTCAGTATTGGAGGCGATGACAGCAAATCTGGCAGTCACCAAAACGACACATTCCGCACTGTTGAAAAAGCATTGACTGTGGCTACCAGCGGTGATACTGTGTTTATCTATCCCGGTATTTACGATGAATTGTTACCGTTGACAGTGCCAGTGGGTGTAACTGTAAAAGGCATGGGCATACGCTCAGTGACTATTCGTCCAGACACTGCCAGTACAGATAAAGATGTATTTTTACTCAACGGTGAAACCACTATTGAAGATATTACTATCAGTAATTTTCAATACAACAGTGGCGCCAACACTGGGCATGCGTTTCGCTTTGCCCCCAACATGACTGTGACAACTCGCAGTCCTTATATTCGCAACATCACAGTTATCACTGCAGGAACAGTTACTAGCGGCACAGATCCTCGAGGTTATCTAGCAGGTGATGCAGGTCGCGGTGCATACATCGATGGTTCAGTGGTCAATGCTGCCAGCAAAGAAGCAAGTATGTTGTTTCACAGTGCAACATTTATCTGCCCTGGTGTTGACGTTATCACAATGACCAATGGTGTGCGTGTTGAGTGGTTAAACTCATTTACCTATTTTGCAGCAAAAAGTATATACGGTATTTCGGGTAGTACTGGATTTGCTGGTAATGGCAAAACAATTTTACGTATCCCCACAGTGGCCGGCACATGGAATGTAGGCAACACTATCAGTTACTATGACACAGATGGTGTCACAGTGTTGGCCAGCGGTGTAATTGAAAGTATCAGCGGAAATTATTATACTATAGATGGCAAATCTGTAGGTTTTGAAACTGTTACTGATCGTGTGGGCAAAGCAATCAGCGTCAGTGGCAACGCACAGCAAAGCACAGCACAGTTTAAATTTGGCACTGCTAGTTTCTTGTTTGATGGCGTAGGAGATTCTGTTGGTTCAGCCACCAGTACTGATTTTGAATTTGGTACCGGGGATTTCTGTGTAGAATTTTTTGTTAGAAGACTTAGAACTGGTGTGATAGAACAGTTGTTTGATCAACGAAATGTAGAACCAGAAGTAACACCTACAGTCTACATCGATGCAGCAGATAAGTTGATCTTCTATACCAACGGGGCAGTGAGAATAACTGGCACTACCAGTATGGTCACTGGCACATGGTATCATGTGGCAGTGTCTAGAGTAAGTGGCAACACTAGATTGTTTTTGAACGGCACCCAAGAAAGCAGTACCTATGTGGACAGTAACACTTATTTGTCAAGACCTGTAAAATTTGGTGCTAGAAATTTTGACAACAACTTGGGATTTCAAGGATACATCGACGAAGTAAGAATCTCCAAAGGACAAGGACGATACACTACAACGTTTACCCCAACAACAACTCAATTCGAAGGTGACAATACCACAGTATTGTTGTTGCATGCCGACGGCCCCAACACCAGCACAACAATTATAGATGACGGTATCACCCTGCAAGATGTACGAACCAGTGCAGGCGGCACATCAAACTTAATTGAAACAGTGGATTATAGTGATTTTGGAGCAGAAGTTCGATCTATTGCCAGTGCATCGGTATATGGTGAATACGGAGCATATGCTGATGGGCTAGGCGTGTTGATGTACATGATTGGACACAATTTTGCCTACATGGGAGTTGAACAACTGGTCAATAATGATCCAGCAGATGTAATTCAGGCAAACGAAGTGGTCACTATCAATGACGGGGTTGTTCACTACACCAGTGTTGATCATCAAGGTGATTTCCGTGTTGGAGATTTTTTCAAAGTAGATCAGCAGAATGGCACTATCACATTCAGCAGTGTGGCCACCAGTATCACTAGCCCGGACGGACTGACATTTACCAACGGCGTTAATACAACAATTATTAATTCGTCTGAAGTAATCACTGGTAACTTACGCATTGCTGGCAACACTATCAATGCTACGGGGGTGAATCAAAATATTGAATTGATCCCCAGCGGCACTGGTGTTGTTAAAATTAACAGCACACAGAGTTTACAAATACCAGTAGGAGCATCTGGTCAACGTCCAACAGCAGCCACAGGACAAATTCGTTACAATACCGATCTAGGTAGATTTGAAGGATACAACGGCAGTGTTTGGTATCAATTAGGCGGCATCAGTGACGTTGATCAAAACACATATATCTTACCAGAGTCTGCACCCAACGCCAATGACAACATCATGACATTTGTAGCAGGAGGCGTCAATGTGGCCACGTTGACTTCTACGACATTCACAGTGAATCAAGTAGATGTTGACAATTTGAGATTCAGTGGCAATGCAATTTCTGCTACCAACAGTGACGGCGACATAGTGTTCTTGCCCAACGGCATAGGTGCTGTGGTCATGGACAATTTGAGGTTCAGCGGCAACACCATTACCAATAGTCAACCGAATGCTGTTACAGAAATAAATGTCACAGGCGACGGATATATAAGAATTCCGGGAACCAACGGAATGGTATTGCCCAGTGGCGGATCTGCCACTAGACCCAGTTCAGTTGAAGTAGGGCTAATGAGATATAATACAGATCTACAATATGTAGAAATTTGGGACGGTCTAGCCTGGGTTAGTACAGCCGGTGCAGCCGCAGGTATCACTGCAGCCACTGCTCAAGATATTGCCGTAGCGGGCGCATTAATGTTAGGATAATAAATGGCAACCTTTTTTAGAACACAAGTGGTAAAAAATATTGGAACTACTCCAATTGACGTAATAGGAACTGTGGACAACAATAGATTCACAGTGGTCGGATGTAACTTGGCCAACATCGTTGACGAGGATGTGATAGTGGATGTGTTTGTAGTAGACAGTGGCAGCACAGCGGCATACTACATTAAACAATTGATCATCCCACCCTACACATCAGCCAAAGTAATTACCAACGGAGAAAAATTGATTTTAGACACCAATCATTTTTTAAGAGTAGTCAGTGATACTGCGGCCGGTATTGATGCAGTCATTAGTTATGTAGAAATAGTATAAGGAACAAATTATGAGCAATTACTTTTTTGGCAGATCAGCAGACGATCTTTTAGGCGGTGCCCCTAGATATTTCTATGGAATAAAACGTTCAGACGACGGTGAAGTTACATTTACTAGAGTAAATCAACTCAGCAGAGACGACAGTTTAAATATCAACCAGCCTGGAGATATTGCAGAAAATTTTGAAGATTTTGAAATTGGAAGTGATTTTTTTGAAGGTCGTGATGTCAATCACAACATTGTTTTTGACAACTTATTGTATGAACAATATCGCTGGGATAATCGCAGCATATACTATTACATCGACACGGATGGTCAACTTGTAGCAAGAATAAATACAAAATACGACTATCCTAGCGGAATACAATCATAAAAGAGAAAAAACATGGCTGATTTTAAAATTGGTAAGATTCGATTTACATGGCGCGGAAATTGGGCTTCGGTCTATGACTACGTCAAAGACGACATAGTAAGATATGGTGCAAAAACCTATGTGTGTATGGTTACACACAGTAGCAGTGCTGATTTTTATACAGATCTAAACAACGTCGCCACTCGATGGAATGAGATGATAGATGGCTACGAGTGGACTGAAGATTGGACTGCAACCACATTTTATCAATTAAATGATTTAGTAAAATACAGTGGAATTATATACCGTTGCACAACCAATCACACTTCTAGCACTACATTAGAAACCAACATTGCCAACTGGACTGTACATTTCAGCGGAGATGATTGGAACAACGTATGGACAGCCACAACATTTTTCAATGTCAATGATCTAGTGAGATGGGGCGGAATTGTTTACAGATGTAACACTGCTCATACGTCAGCAACCTATGCTGCTGATCTAAATCCAGCATTGGAATTTTTAGGATTAGAAGCAGATCAAGCCAAATGGACTGTGGTTCACGACGGCGTAGAATGGAAAGGTGTGTATACCACCACTGTGAGATACAAAAAAGGTGACATTACTCGTTACAATTCCAGCATTTGGTATTGCACAGCAGGACACGTCAGCCAATCAATAATAGATGAAACAAAATTTACTCTTTGGTTGCCCGGTCTAGGTTGGGAAGATGCATGGAGCAGTGCTACCAGTTATACAGCAGGTGATGTTGTCAGTCATGGCGGATATGTCTATCGTGCCATTACCAATAACTCTGCACAGACACCTCCTGTATCACCTAGTGATTGGCAGATTGTAGTAGAAAGTTATAGAGATAGATCTGAGTGGACTGCTGGTCCTACTGCATATCTAGTTGGAGATATAGTTAGATGGGGCGGCACCACCTATGCAGCAGTAGCAGACAACATCGACGTAGAACCGCCAAATGCTCAGTACTGGACTGCAATCGTAGTTACTGAACGATTCAGAGGCCCGTGGACTGCATACGATAGTTCAACTGCTCCTTACAATTATGTAGTTGGAGATGTTGTAAGTTTCAACAGCAGTGCATGGTTGTGTGTGCAGCGCCATCAGGCAGCCACTAACAACAGACCCGATGATGACCCACAAGGAAATTTTTGGCAACCCTTCATTCTAGGCCAATCTACTAATGTGTTAGAATCTATAGGCGATATCAAAAGTTACGGAGTAACAGATGATGGCAGTACCATTGGGCCCAATCGTGTGCCTATTGGTGCCAATGCAACTGCGTTGAAAGTTGCAGGCAGTGTGTTGGAATGGGACTCTTTTAGACAATCACCCAAAGTTTACTATGTAAGTCCATTGGGCACTGATTCAGGAATAGCCGTTGGTGAAGCATTGTTCGGACAAGATGAAGACAAACCATTTGCCAGCATAAGATATGCATGCCAATACATTCAAGCCAATCTTATAGCCAGAGCACCAGCAGCAATTTTTGTCAAATCTGGTGTGTATTTTGAAGTGTTGCCTATCAGTGTGCCAGCCACAGTGAGTATTATAGGTGATGAATTGAGAAACCCTACCATAAGACCTGCACCTGGATATGTTACATCTAACATGTTTCTCATGCGCAATGCAACTGGCCTACGCAACATGACTTTAGAAGGATTGACCGGTACCTTAAGTGCCGCCAATCAGTACCTTACACAGCGTCCCACAGCCGGCGCATATGTCAGTTTAGATCCTGGTCTCGGCCCTACTGATACAACTGTGTGGATTACTACACGCAGTCCCTATATTCAAAACGTCACTACATTTGGAACTGGATGTGTTGGTATGAAAGTAGACGGCAGTTTGCACAATGGTGGCAACAGATCAATCGTGGCCAATGATTTCACACAGGTGCTAAGTGACGGAATCGGTGCTTGGATCAAAGGTAGTGCCAGAGCAGAATTAGTTTCGGTGTTTACTTACTACAATCACATTGGATATTTGGCCGAAGACAATGGCAAAATCCGTGCTACCAACGGCAACAACTCATATGGTGACTATGGTGCTGTAGCAGAAGGTGTCAACGTCAACGAAATACCAAAAACTGCCTTGGTCGACAATCGATCAACTGAAGCATCAGTTGGATTTGTGTTCACCGACGGCGCCCAAGTTTTAAGATATGAATACAGTAATGCAGGGTCCGATTATACCGCTGCTACTGCAACAATTACAGGTGCTGGATTAAATGCCGCAGCAACTCATGACGAATTTAGAGATGGTGCCATTTATCAAATTAGAGTAGCAGCACCTGGGGATTCTAGTCAACCAGGTGGCGGCGGCTATGTTGGCAATTCTGGCAATGCACAAACAGGTGATACAACTTCTATAACACTGAGTGCTACAGATGCCAACGACAGTGGTGTTTATGTTGGTATGCAGATTGTAATCACCAGCGGATTGGGAGTTGGTCAAATTGGCTATATTGACAGTTATGACAATGGCACTAAGATTGCACAAGTTTATAATCAAGCAACAGGTTCTGCAGGATGGAATCATGTAGTTCCAGGAACTGCAATTCAAGCAACATTAGACACCACTACTGCCTATAGCATAACTCCTCGTATAACATTGGCAGCACCGGCATTTACTCCAGTTACAGCCACAACACCTTCCGCTGCTGCATGGGTGGCTATGGCCTATGGCAACAGTAGATTTGTGTTGATTGCTACCGGAGCCACCTCTACAGCATATTCTACTAACGGAACAACTTGGTTAAATGGTGGCGCACTGCCGGCCAGCACCACATGGACTGACGTTACTGCTGGAGCAATATCTGGAACAACATATCATGTTGCTGTGGCCAGCGGCGGAACACAAGCAGCATATTCTACCAACGGCGGAACATCATGGAGTACTGCGTCTTTGACCACAAGTGCAACATGGACTGCTGTGGCTTACGGCAACAGTAGATTTGTTGCGGTCAGCAGTGGAGGCACAGCAACTAATATATCAACTAACGGAACTACGTGGTCATCAGGCGGAGCACTGCCTAGTTCAACATGGTCAGCAATTACCTATGGTAACGGAAAGTTTGTAACAGTGGCGGGAGGCGCTAGTGCAACTACCGCAGCAGCATATTCTACAGATGGTGTATCTTGGACGTCAGCAACATTACCTACCAGTGCTAATTGGACCAGTGTTACCTATGGTAACGGCAGATTTGTTGCAGTTGCACAAGGAGGTTCATTTGCTGCGTTTAGTTTGGACGGCATAACATGGACTGCATCTACACTGTCTACTGGAGGATCTTGGTTAGAAATTAGATACGGACAAGGAACTTTTATAGCAGTTCAGGGATATGCTGGCGCCACTACTAATACTGTGGCCAGCAGCACAGATGGTATAGTTTGGACTTCACGGACACTGTTGTCAACACAAGCCTGGAGTGCCATAGCGTTTGGAAATCCTTCTAATACACCTATTTGGGCAATGGCAGTGACTGGTTCAACTGCTGCACAAAACTTTACTAATTTTACACAGGCTGTGGCCCGTGCCGGGCTAACATCGGGGCGTATCAGTTCTATTAGAGTTATAGAACCTGGATCAGGTTATACTGCCACACCAGCAATTGTGTTCACTGATCCTAACAACACTGGAGAAGTAGTCACTGAAATTCGTAGAGCCAACGGAGCCTTGGCCAATCCAAGTTTCTCTAATAGAGGCACTGCATACACCACTGCGTCAGCAACAGTTGTTGGTAACGGCTACGCTGATGAGTATCAAACTGGCAGTTTCTTGTATATAAAAAACTTAACAACACTACCTAGTCCAGGCGCAAATTTAGAAATAGCCACTATTAATGATCGAGTGTATACAATAGTTAATATAGATACGGTAACAGGAACTCCGGGTAATTATTCTGCAAGATTTAGAATATTTCCTGGACTAGGAGTTGACGAATCGCCAATAGAAAATGAAGCACTGGAAATTAGAGAAGACTACAGTCAATGTAGAATTACAGGACATGACTTCTTAGAAATTGGCACAGGTAGTTTTATTGACACTAATTATCCCAACACTAATTTACAATTATTAGCACCAGAGAATCAAGTGGTGCAAAGTGGTGGCGGTCGTGTGTTTTACACATCAACCGATCAGGACGGTAACTTCCGAGTTGGTGAATTGTTCCAGGTTGAGCAGTCTACAGGTGTGGTCAGTATCAATGCTGATGCATTTGAATTGTCTGGACTTACTGAAATTAGACTAGGAGGCGTGACCCTGGGAGGTACAGGAGCTACTATTAACGAGTTTAGTACAGATCCTACTTTTAGTGCCAATACTAATAATATTGTACCTACACAAAAAGCAATTAAAGCATATATTGCCAGTAGAATTGGTGGTGGTGGCTCTGATCTAGACGTTAACGAAATACAAGTGGGATCTATTACTTTAGACGCTCCAAACGATATCGGACACATTGCCAATGGCACTATAGAAATTGATGCTGTGTCAGAGTTTAGGCGCGGAGTGACCGGACTACCGCTGGCAATGGCCTACTTTATGGAATAAATGACAACAAATTTGAATCCTGTATTGATAAATAATGTTAAACGTAATGTTCGGAGTATCTAATGGCAGAATTTAAACTAGGTAGAATAAGATTTGTTTGGAAAAATGTATGGACCGCTGCAACGGCCTACATCAAAGACGACGTAATTCGTTATGGTGGTAGAGTTTACATTTGTTTAGTAGGTCACACTGCCAATGCTGATTTTTATGTTGATCTAGAAAATGCTACCCCAAAATGGGGACAGATGAGCGACGGCCAAGCATGGCGCGGTGACTGGACAACACTAACATACTACAAAGAAAACGATCTTGTAAAGTGGGGCGGTCTGGTCTATATCTGTAACAACGGACACACATCCAGTACATATCTTGAAACCAATCAAGCCAATTGGGATTTATTTGCTGAAAGCCTTGACTGGAAAAGTACATGGACCGTAGGTACTTACTACAAAGTTAATGACGTAGTTAAATACGGTGGTTATACTTATTTGTGTATTACCAGCCATACCAGTAACGCCAGTGCTACATTATTGAGCGGAGGCCTAGAAGCAGATCAAGCCAAGTGGCAGGTAATACATCCAGGTCTAGAATACAAAGGCACATTCACAGGATCAGCACGATATAAAATTAATGACGTAGTCAAGTTTGGTCCAGATCTATGGATTTGTACAACATTCTATTATGCTGCTACCAGTAGTTTTGATGAATCAAAATGGCAATTGTTTGTAGGTGGATTAGAGTTTGAAGACACCTGGAACAGTTCAGCAATATATCAACCAGGCGATGTGGTAGCACACAGTGGGTATGTATGGGTGGCTATCACTAATCACACTAACAGTATTCCGCAAGCCGCCAGTTCAGACTGGGATCTTTTCACAGTGGGATTTAGATTTGTAGGTGATTGGAACAGTTACGAAGATTATCTAACTGGTGACATTATCAGATTGGGCGGATACACTTACTTGTGTAAAGTATCCAACAACAATCAACTGCCTCCTAACAACAGTTATTGGGAAGTATTAAACACAGGATTCAGATGGAGAAGCACTTGGGTCAATGCCAACATCTATGTTCAAGGCGACGTGGTAAAATTCGGCGCCAACAGTTATGTATGTAAATTAGCACACACTGCATCTACATCAGTTAATGATCCAGTGACTGATGCAGCACTGCTAGTCACAGTGTATTGGGATTTATTGGCAGGTGGTCCAGAAACATCAGTATTGACCACAACAGGTGACATTGTATATTACGGTGGCGGCGGTCCAACAAGATTGCCAATTGGAACTGACGGACAAGTGTTGACAGTCAGCAATGGAGTACCATCATGGAACACATTTGGCGACGTACCAGGAGTGTATTATGTAAGCGCCACGGGTGTTGATGATGCGTTTGGCCTGTACGGAACAACATTAGATAAACCTTTTCAAAGTATTCGTTATGCCTTAAGACAAATTGAAGAAGGTGCTAGAAATATCAACGCTGCTAAACTTCTTGAATTAAACCGTCAATTCATTCAGCGTGAAATTGTTGAGTGGACTGAAGAACAAATTCTTACTAACACTGCTCCATTTATTTCATCATTTACCTATGACACTGTCAAGTGTGAACGTGACATGGGTTATATTATTGACGCAGTGATCTATGATCTTACACATGGCGGCAATGTTAGAAGTCGTGCAGCAGCATTGGCATATGTTACCAGTCCTGGTAATTTTTATATCCTTGGACAAGAAGCAGAAACAGTTGCTAGTATTACCTACGGATTGACTGTTATTGAAAAAGTATTGGGTAATTTGGCACCAACAGTGAATTATCAAGCATTGCAAACAGCCACTTGCACCAACACTATATCAGGCACCAACAGAGTTACTATATCAGCAGGCACTGGCGGTTCAACAAGATTCAAAGTTGATGATGCTGTGGTATTTACAGGCACAACATTTGGTAACATTGTAAGTGGTACCACTTACTTTATTAACCAAATAGTAAACAGCACTACAGTTACTATCACAGCAACCAAAGGTTCTGGCACACAATTTGTGTTGACCACAGCCAGTGGCACAATGACAATTACCACTAGACAAATTGCACAGGTAATCGATGCAACCTATGTGTCAGAGCCTGGTACATATGCTGCTACGACTAGTCTAGTGGCCATAGTGACCAATGCTATCACTGCTGGAGTATCTACCAATATACCAGAAGCAACAAAAATTCATGACACACTGTTTATAAAAACTGGCACCTACAATGAAGTATTGCCTATAGTTGTTCCTGAAAGATGCAGTGTAGTAGGAGATGAACTACGAGCAACCACAGTACAACCTGGTACTGGAACTGTACACATTACCGATGTTGCTGTGAGTTTA